GATCGGCTGCGCCATCCGACACGCTCGAAGCTTGACCGGAAAGGCCGCCGACGGCCGGTCTTCGTGCCGGGAGAGACTCCCGACCCGACCAGCCAGGCCATTCCGGTGCCCGATCATGTGCGGGAACTGGTCCTGCTCGGCGACGGCGATTCCGATCCGACCTTCACCCGTGCGGCGATGCTGCGTGCCGCCGCTCGCCATCATCGGCCCGGTCGCCGCGTGATCGTTCACATCGCGCCTCCCGGCACAGATTGGGGCGACGCGCTCGCGGAGGATGCCGCATGAGCACCGTGATCGAATTCAAGGGACCGCCGGATCCACGCAAACCGAAAGACGACGGCCGAGTGATCTGGACATCCGGTTGGCGCTCCGGCCGCAAACGGATCTCGGCAATGTCGAGCGCTTTCTTGGGCGGTTTGGCGGCGCGTTCCGTTGGTGCCAGGAACTGGGATGGCTCGCCTGGGATGGCATGCGCTGGCAGGTCGAGAATGCCGAAACGCGCGCCATCCTCGCGGTTTACGACACGGTCCGCGCCATCCAGCTAGAGGCGCAGGCCCTTGAGCAGAGCGATCAGGACGTGGTGGTGACGGAGGAGACGAGGACGAAGCCAGCGTCTGGCTGTCGCAAAAGGTCGCGCAATGGGGACGCTCGTCGGAGTCGAAGTCGCGCATCGAGGCGATGGTGACGCTGGCCATGCGGAAGGTCTCGGTGCGACCGGATGCCCTCGATTCCGACCCGATGCTGTTCAACGTGGCCAACGGCACACTGGTGTTTCGCAGGCCGGAGGATTGTCCCGAGGGCGAGGATTTGATCGTCCTGAAGCCGCACGATCCCGGCGACCTGATCACCAAGCTCGCGCCGGTCGCCTATGATCCGGCGGCGACGCGGCCCGCCTTCGACAGGTTCTTCCTGCGGTTCAGCCGGACGCCGGCCAGCGGCGTTATCTGGCGCAATGGGCGGGCTACAACGCCCTCGGCACGGCCGACGAGCACAAGATCGCGTTCTTCTACGGAAAGGGCCGGAACGGCAAATCGGTCTTCACCGACACGTTGGGATTCGTGTTCGGCGACTACTCCGACACCGTGGCGATCGAGACGTTCCTCGACCAGGGCGCCAAGCGGAAGGGTGGTGACGCGACGCCTGAGCTGGCGGATCTGCGTCGGGTGCGGATGCTGCTCACGTCAGAGCCCGAGAAGGGGGCGAAGCTCGCCGAGGCTAAGATCAAGCTCGTCACCGGCGGCGAGGTGATCAAGGTCCGCCACCTGAACAAGGACTTCTTCCGTCTGAAGCCGGAATTCGCGGTGACCATGGCCGGCAACTACAGACCGGAGATCTCCGGATCCGACGACGGCATCAAGGCGCGTGTCGAGCTGGTGCCCTGGACGGAGTTCATTCCGCGAGAGGAGCGCGACAAGCGCCTGAAGCACAAGCTGGAAAAGGAAGCCTCCGGCATCCTGAACTTCGCTCTCGACGGGCTGCGCGACTATCTCGAAAACGGTCTCGTCACGCCGGACTCGATCCTCGAAGCCACGAAGCAGTATTTCGCGGATTCCGACCCGCTCGGCCGGTTCCTTGAGCTCTGCGTCGCGGAGAAACCCGGCGGCCGCGTCCAGTCGTCAGAGCTGCACCGGTTGCACTCTGCCTGGACCAAGGCGTCTGGCGAGAACGAATGGTCGAACAAGGGCTTCACGAAGGCGATGAAGGAGCGCGGCTACCGCGCCAAGCAATCGAACAACGTCTACTGGCTGGACATCGTCACGCTGAAGACGGTCGACGACTTCCTCGATTATGACGGCAACCCGCATCGGGGCGAGGCCGGAGAGACCCGGCCGTTCGCTGATCGAGGCTATGGGGATCTGTAGATGCCCGCTCGATTGAGACTGTCGCCCCCTGATCGTGTCCGTCATGCCCGGCTTCGAGCCATCGCTCGTGGCGTGGTGTCGCGCCGGTCCGGTGCCATTGATCGCCTCTGCCATCGAATGGCGCGACTAACGCCTGTCCCCGCACCCCTCCCGACGCGATGCGACGGAAATGACCCGCCAAGGCCGGTAAGCTCCCGAAATGGGGGCTTTGTGGGAGGATGGCCGATTTCGGGAAGCCTTGTGCCGCAGCGCATTGGGAGGGTGCGGGAGGATTGGGAGCATTTTCCGGGGCGCTTCATGATGTGTGTGCGAGCGGGTGCGCATGGAGATAGTCTTCAATATTCCTCCCAACCCTCCCATCCTCCCAAATGAATAACCCAAGGTACTGAAGAATATGAAGAAACGAGCGAGTAAGAGTCGGGAGGTTGCGGGAGGTTGCGCAATATGGCGGGAGCATCGGGTATGAAACGGATCGGGATTGAGGAACTGCTGGCCTGGGCGTATCGGCAGGAGTTGCCGAAGGCGGGCGGAGATCCGGTTGTGCGCCATGCCGGTCCGGGTCCCGGCCGTGGCGGCTGGGATCCGGTGAGCGAGTACGGCGAGACGCTGGCTCTCATCCAGATGTCGAACCATTGGGCTGTGTGCCGGATTTCTCGTCGGAAGAGGGGCCGCATCCGGACGCGGTGCTGGTCGGGCAGGCGGTGTCGCGATTGGCCGGGGTCAGCTTCGAGGCGGCGCCTGGCTACGACGTTCTTACCGATCTCGTTTTGGCGGACGGCTCGCAGCTGACGGTGGCCGAGAAAGCCGATTGTCACACGCGCGGACTGGCGATCGCTCAGATCAACGGCGGGCGCATGCCGGCCACTGTGGCGCGGCTGTCGATCCTCGGCCGGTTTCCGGAATGGCGGGCGATCGAGGCGGTGGCGCGCAAGTCCGTCTGCGGGGCGAATGGCAAGGAGGCGTGGTTCCGCATGGTGGAACGCTCTGCCGGCGAGGGGCGTCCGCCAATGATGGTGGAAGCGGATGGCTACGATCGTGTCCGGCAGCGACCACATCCGGGTGCCTATCGCAAGGCGCGGCTGACGCCGGACCCGGCGCGGCTGGTCAGCGACCGGGCAGAGTATCAGGCCTTCGTCCTGGCGCTGGCGGTGTTGGCTGCCGATCTCGACGGGACGATGGCTGAGCACAGGGTCGACGGGCCGGGGCGACGGCTATGGCCGTGGACGTGCAGCGGGCCGGCCAGGCGCCCGGCGGCGCCTTTTCGGTGAATTTCGCGAAACAGGGTGAGACTGTGCACAGGCGCGCTTGCAAGGTGGCTTGACTTGCGGGTGGAATTTGGTGCATGCCTTGAACACTGTAAAAGATTAGGCGCCTCGGTCACCCACCGGGGCGTTTTGCGTTGGGGTGGCTCACAGTTGATCGTCCTAGAGCCTTGCAATGGAGGATTGCTGGCGTTCCCGACGATCGAGATCGTTCAGAATGCCGATGATATCCATGGCCTCGTCCGGATGCAGATTGATCAGGTGAAGATGTCCGATGATTGCGGGCCTGCCCGTAAAGAGGTCGATGATACTGCATCGGCCGACGTGGTTCTGGGTCAGCTTGTAGCGGCTGTGTGTCTCGGAGCCCGAAATAGTCGCGTGTCCAACTGGAATATATGAGCGGTCGTTGAGGGCAGGATCCGGCTGCAGGGCGCGCTTTTGACGGTCAAGCAGGTTGAGCAGATCGACCATCTCGTCCGCTTCCTCTGGATCCATGAAGGCCATCAGTTGACCGCCGAACTCGGCCGGGATGTTCGTGAAGATGTCCACGATGCACGATGATCCATCGTCATTGATACGCAGGATGTAGCGGTTCTGAGCCATGCTGATGCTGGAGCAGTTGCAGGAATGGGCGGAGCTGAGGTTCTGCTATCATATCGCCAATGTGCTGGCAGGCCAATTTGCGTGCTGACCGGCCCTGTCCTCACCCGCTGGTCATCTTCTCCACTACCGTTGCCGCCGTCTCGGACACTTCGATGACATGGCCGTGGCCGTAGCGATCACGTGCTGTGGTGTAGACATGAGCTCCGCTTCGACCTGGGGAATAGACCGCAACCACCATCTCGGGGTTGATGAAGATACGCTCTCCGCCGTTCGCTTCAGTCAGTTCTATGAGCCGCATCTCCATCTCCCTCGCTTGCGCCTTGCACTGAGTCTACGCGTGCCAGAGTCACGGGGCAATGGCGCAATGACGAGGCGGAATTATAGGGGGAGCTCATGGGCCGATTGTCTGGCCTACCTCCTGTGATTGGAAGGCTGGCGCCGCTGGTCAGACCCGCACCGAAGGTCGCCGATCCCTTCTACCTCTCGCGGGAATGGCGCCGGCTGGTGGCGGACATCAAGCGTCATCGTGGGTACGCCTGCGAGGACGTCGGGCCGCACTCCGGTCGCATCATGGGCGATCACGTCGTCGAGTTGAAGGACGGCGGCGCGGCTCTCGATCCTTCGAACATCATGCTGCGGTGCGCCGCCTGCCACAATCGTAAGACCCATCTGGAAAAGGCAGCGCGAGCTCGGGGCCTGCGCGGCGTCGGTTGATGCGGCGACGGTAGGGGGTGTCGAAAGTCTGCAGGTTGTCCCAGTCCGGCACCGCTGTCCCCCTCATTCACGGGTTTTTTTCGTCATGGAAGATTTTGAGCCGGCTTTCGACCTGCTCGGCGATCCAATTCCGGACGGTCTCGGTAAAAGGGGTCGGCCAGCGCATATCCCGACACAGCAAAACCGCAACAAAATCATCCTATTGCTGGCGCAGGGTTGGACCAATCCGCGGATCGCCATGGCGATCGGGATCACCGAGCCGACGCTGCGCAAGCATTATTTTCGCGAGCTCCGTCTGCGTGACGCCGCGCGCGACCGCGTCGAGGCGATCGGCCTCCTGACCTTCTGGGAGCAGGGGCGGTCGGGCAACACGGCGGCGATGAAGGAATACTTCCGGCGCCACGACACTGCGATGGGCCCGCTCTACCAAACCAAGGTCGAGACGGCCGCCGAGAAGATGGGCAAGAAGGAACGGCTTCGGCAGGAGGCCGACAACCCGCCGGCGGGCTGGGAATCTGTGACGCCGCGATTGGCCAACTGATGCCGGACTTTTCCTGCCCCGATTGGTTCGACAAGCTGAAGGCCGGCCAGCCTCCGCTGCCCGACAACCTTCCCCTCGACGAGGAGGAGGCAAGACTCGCTGTCCAGGCGTTCGACATGCTTCGGCTCCCGGACGTGCCGGGCAAGCCGTTGCTGCGGGACGTTGCTGCGCCTTGGGCGAGGGACTTCGTCGCCGCGATCTTCGGCCTGGTGAAGCTCGACGAGGAGCGCGGCGTCATCGTCGACCGGCTGGCGCGGAAGTTCTTCCAGCTGGTGCCGAAGAAGAACTCTAAGACGACGAACGGCGCGGCCATCATGATGACGGCGCTGATCCGCAATCGCCGTCCGAGCGCCGAATTTCTACTGGTCGGGCCGACGCAGGCGACAGCCGAGCGCGCCTACGAGCAGGCCGAGGGTATGGTCAACGCGGATCCCTGGCTGAAGAAGCGGTTCCATCTCCGCGAACATCTGAAGACGATCGAGGACCGCACAAACGGTGCCAAGCTGCGGATCCGGTCATTCGACAACAAGGTCATGACGGGCGCGAAGCCAGTCGGCGTCCTGGTCGACGAGTTGCACGAGCTGGGCAAGGTTGCCCACGCCCGAAAGGTCATGACGCAGATCGAGGGCGGCATCATCGCCAATGCCGAGGGCTTCGTGATCATCATCACGACGCAGTCGGACGAGCCGCCGACCGGCGTGTTCAAGGATGAACTGAAGCTGGCGCGCAGCGTGCGAGACGGGACCTTCATCGACGGCGAGATGCTGCCGATGCTCTACGAGTTCCCCCGAGAGATGCAGGTCGACAAGGCGAGGCCATGGGCTGACCCTGCGAACTGGCCGATCGTCCTGCCGAATCTCGGACGTTCGATCACGGTCGAGCGCCTCCTGCCGAAGTATCGTGAAAGCGAAGATGCCGGGATCGAAAGCCTGTCGATCTGGGCGTCGCAACATCTGAACATCGAGATCGGTCTGGCGCTCAATGCCGATGCGTGGGCCGGCGCGAAATACTGGCTCGGCGCCGCCGACACATCGCTCACACTGGACGCCCTACTGGATCGGTCCGACGTCGTCGTGGTCGGAATCGATGGCGGCGGCCTCGACGATCTTCTCGGGCTCGCGGTTCTGGGGCGCTGCGCGGTGACCCGAGACTGGCTGCTCTGGAACCGCGCCTGGGCCCATACCGACGTGCTCGAACAACGCAAGGAGATCGTCCCCCAGCTTCGCGACTTCGAGGCGCAAGGGGAGATGGTGATCTGTGACGAGCCGACGCAGGACGTCATCGAGGTCGCCGACATCGTCGAACGCATCCGGGATACCGGCAAGCTGGCGACCGACGGCGGGGTCGGAATGGATCCATACGGCGTGGCGGCGATCGTGGACGAACTTGCGGCGCGGGAGATCCTGCCGAGCCTGCAAGGCGGACCTGTGGTCTCGGTTCCGCAGGGAACACGGGCCTCGAGCTCCATCTGGGGGGCCGAACGGAAGCTGAAGGACGGCACCCTGTGGCATGCGGGGCAATCGCTGATGACCTGGTGCGTCGGTAACGCCAAGGTCGAACAGAGGGGCAGCGCGGTGATGATTACCAAGCAGGCTGCCGGCAAGGCCAAGATCGATCCTCTCGCAGCGAGCTTCAATGCCGTCCACCTGATGTCGCGCAATCCAGAGGCGCCCGGTCTGTCGGTCTATGAGGAGCGCGGCATCCTGGAGATCGATATCTGATGGGTGTCTGGCAACGCTTCCGGACTGGCTTCGCCGCCGGCTTCGACGCCGTGGCCGTCGGTGGCGGAGCATCGGCGGGGCCCGACCGTGACGGCTGGTTCGTCCGCATGCTGGGCGGCGGCAAGACGAATGCCGGCGTGGCGGTGAACGAACATCTCGCCCTGCAGCTGCCGGTCGTCTACGCCTGCAACAACAGGATCGCCAACCCGATCGGCATGTTCCCGTTGCGGATCATGAAGCCGAAAGCCGAAGGCGGCATGGAACCCGTGACCGATCATCCGCTCGCGTCCCGGCTCGGCCTGCGCCCGAACGAGTTCATGTCGGGCCGGTCGCACCGCAAGGCGCTGATGGGTCACGTGCTCAGGTGGGGCAACGGCTACAACGAGATCGAACGGAACGGCCGAGGGCAGGCCGTCAATCTCTGGCCGTTGCTGCCCGACAGGACGGCGCCACACCGCGAAGGCGGACAGCTGACCTATCGCACACGGATCGACGGTCAGCAGTTCGAGCTGGACCATGGCGATGTCCTGCACATCATGGACCAGTCATTCGACGGCTATCTCGGCATTTCGCCAATCGCGATGGCGCGCCAGGCGATCGGCATGGGTCTCGCCATGGAGGAGTTCGGCGGCAAGTTCTTCTCCAACGACATGAAGTCCGGCGGTTTCCTGATGCATCCGGGCAAGCTGAGCCCGAAAGCGCACGACAACATCAAGGGCGCCGACGGGCAGCAACGCGCGAATCCGGCGAGCCCGGCCGCTGGGATCAAGAGCGGTCTCGACAACGCGCATCGGGTGAAGGTGCTCGAAGAGGGGATGAAGTTCGTCCAGACGACGATTCCTCCCGAGGATGCGCAGTTCCTGGGGAGCCGCGAATTCCAGATCGCAGAGATCGCGCGGATCTACGACGTGCCGCTGGTGCTGCTGCAGAGCCACGAGAAGACGACATCGTGGGGCTCCGGCATCGAGCAGCTGATGATCGGCTTCGTGATGCAGACCATCGCGCCATGGGTGTCGGCGATCGAAAGCGAGATGAACTGGAAGCTCTTCACCGAGGAGGAGCGGGCCAACGGATATGTGGTCAAGTTCAACATGAACGCGCTCCTGCGCGGTGACATGAAAACCCGGGCGGATTTCTACGCCAAGATGTTCGGTGTGGGGGCCTTTTCGCCGAACCGGATCCTCGGCCTCGAGGACGAGGATGGAATCGGCGCGGAGGGCGACGAGCACTTCGTCCAAGCGGGCTATGTCCCGATCCGCCATGCGATCAAGCCACCCGCAGCATCCGCTGCCAGCGCTGCCGAGCCGGCCTCCGACACCCCGCCAGCCGAGGACACCGACTGATGAAGTATGCGCACATCCTTGCCGCCTTCGTCTCCGACATCTGGGCGATCGAACCGGAGAAGCTTTCCACGATCGTCGACTTCCTCGCCCTGCAGATCGAAGGCGAGAAGTTCGACGCGGACGAGATCGAGGCGAAGATCGCACCGCAGCGTGCAGCGTCGGTCGCCCGGCAGGAAGGATCCGTCGCCATCCTGCCCCTGCGCGGCGTGATCGCGAACCGGATGAACATGATGTCGAGTATCTCGGGCGGCACGAGCTCGGAAGGTTTCAGTCGGATGCTGGGGCAAGTGATCGCCGACGACGGTGTGAAGGCCGTGGTGATCGATGTGGATTCTCCCGGCGGCAATGCACAGGGTGCAGACGAACTTGCGGCCGAGATCTTCGCTGCACGCGGACGCAAGCCAATCGTGGCTCAGGTGAACGCGCAAGCGGCAAGCGCCGCCTACTGGATCGCCAGCGCCGCCGACGAGATCGTCCTCAACCCGACTGCTGAGGTCGGGAGCATCGGTGTTTATACGGTCCATAGCGATGTCAGCGCCGCGCTGGAGAAGCTTGGCGTGAAGAAGACGGTGATCAGCGCCGGACGCTACAAGACCGAAGGGCTCGAAAGCCTGTCCGAGGACGCCCGCGATCATATCCAGAGCCGGGTCGATGCGTTCTACGGCATGTTCGTCGATCGCGTGGCCGCCGGTCGCAATGTCTCATCCGCCACCGTCAGGAACGGCTTCGGCCAGGGCAGGATGGTCGGGGCCAGGGCGGCCGTCAGCGAGGGGATGGCCGACCGGATCGCCACGATGGCCGAGACCCTGCAGCGCTTCGGCGCACCATCCGAGCCGGCCTCGCGCCGATCGTTCGCGTCGCGCCGGGAGGCCCGCGCACTCCTCATCGATTGACCAGGTTCGCCAGCGGCGAAACCCGGCCCCGCCACGCCGTCGGACGTGAGCGGGGTTTTCTGCGTCCGGCATCTCCCAGGAGAGAGAAATGAAGCTCATTCGCAACGCCGCTGTGATCTGCTCGATCATGGCGCTTTCCCTTGTCGTGGCCACACTGGCGATCCCCGACATCACTGCCGTGACGCACCACGCGCCCGGCCTCCTCGACTTCGGTGCGCTCTCGCTTGCGACCCCGACCGTCGTCGCCCTGCGCGAGCGTCGCGCCAAGCTCGTTGGCGAGATGCAGGCGATGATCAAGGCCAGCGAGGACGAGGACCGCGATCTCGACGAGGACGAGACGGCGACCTTCGACGCGATGAAGTCCGAGAAGGATACGATCGACCGTCGGCTGGAGCGGGCCGAAACCCTGGCGACCAGCGTCGCGGCTCTCGACGCGACGGTCCCGGCGGCGTCCCGCGGAGGCGGCGTCGTGCGTCCGCCCGCGCCCGAGGCGCGCCGCGAGTTCGAGAGCTTCGCCGAGTTCCTTTCGGCGGTCCGCTTCAACCCGAACGACCAGCGTCTCAACTATGTCGAAAGTGCTGGCGCGGACGGCGAGAACTTTTCCGCCGAACTGCGGATGGACAACGACACATCCGGCGGCTTCATGGTGCCGCCGCAGCTGCGCACCACGATGATGCGGGTCGAGCCGCAGGAGGCGCTCGTGCGGCCGCGCGCGAACGTGATCGAAGCGGGGACTCCGCCGGACGCGCCGGTGACCATTCCCGCTCTCGACCAGTCGGGCGACAGCCCCGCCAACATGTATGGCGGCGTGGAGGTGAAGTGGATCGGCGAGGGCGAGGAGAAGCCCGAAACGGATGCCAAGCTGAAGGCGATCGAGCTGACCCCGCACGAGGTCGCCGGCCTCGTGACCGTCACCGACAAGCTGCTGCGCAACTGGCAGGCCGCGGGCAGCTTCATCGAAGGTCTCCTGCGCAGCGCGGTGACCGCATCCGAGGACCACGCCTTCCTGCGGGGATCCGGGGCAGGGCAGCCGCTGGGCGCTCTCAATGCCGGCGCGACCAAGTACATCAACCGCGCCGGCGCCAATACCATCGCTTACGACGACCTCCTGAGCATGGTGTCGCGGCTCATGATGCGTGGCGGCTCGCCGGTATGGTCGATGCCGCAGGCGGCGCTCGTCCCGCTGGCGAAGATGACCGATCCGGAAGGGCACTACATCTGGAAGCCGGGCGCGGTGGACGGCTTCGCCGGCACGCTGCTCGGCTATCCGGTGCGGTGGAACAATCGTTCGCCGGCGCTGGGGCAGAAGGGCGACGTGCTGCTGGCGGATTGGTCCCACTACCTGATCAAGGATGGGTCCGGCCCATTCGTCGCGGCGTCCGAGCACGTCAAGTTCACCTCGAACAAGACCGTCATCAAGATCTTCTGGAACGTCGACGGCCAGCCCTGGCTGACCGCGCCGATCAAGGAAGAGAACGGCTACGAGGTCTCGCCCTTCGTCGGCCTCGACGTCCCGGCCTGATCCGGCTTTTCCGGCATTGGCAGAATGCCCGGCACATCCGTGCCGGGTTTTTCCACTTCACACCGAAAGGACGATCGCCATGCGCGATACAGCCAATCATCTCGCCTTCCGCCGCGCGATCAGCCCAGCGGCCGCCGTCACCGACAACACTGCGCTGGTTTCGCAGATCATCGACAAGAACGGCTTCGAAGGCCTTGCCTTCTGCATCCTGACCGGGGCTCTGGCGGACGTCGATGCGACGTTCACCACCCTGGTGGAGCACGGCGACGCTGCCGATCTGTCTGATGCGGCAGCCGTTCCGGACACGCAGCTGACCGGCACAGAAGCCGATGCCAGCTTCACGTTCGCTGACGACGATGCCACCCGCAAGATCGGCTACGTCGGATCAAAACGCTATGTGCGCCTGACGGTCACCCCGGCCGGGAACGCCGGCAACGCGTTTGTCGCAGCCGTCGCCGTCATGACCCATGGCCGCTACTGGCCGCTGAGCTGAACCGGCATCCCGTCACCGTAATCAGCGGGCCGGGCGAGAACCCGGCCGCCAAGAGGAGACCATCATGGCCCACAAGGTGATCGCCGAGTGCTTGGATCGACGCAGTGGCAAACGCTTCCATGCCGGCGACTGGTTCCTGCCGGCGCCGGATGAGGATCAGGAGGCGCGGCTGGTCGCAGCCCGCTGCATCAAGGTCGTCGACGATGCGGAGATGGCGCGGGATATCGGCAAACCAGGTGACGATCCCGCCGAAAAGGCCCGCCAGCAGATCAACGAGGATGGCCTGTTCGACCAGACGGTCGATGCGCTGAAGGCGCTTGCCGTCGAGGAGTCCATCGACCTGGGCGAAGCGAAGCGCAAGGATGAGATCGTCGGCGCCATCCGTAGCGCTCGCGCAAAGAGCGCCTGATGACGCGGCCGCCGGTCCTGGTGACGGCGCCGGCGGCTCTGCCGGTTTCGCTGGCGTCGGTGAAGGCGCATCTGCGCGTCGACCACTCCGACGACGACGATACGATCAAGACCTATATCGAAGCGGCTGTCGCTCATCTCGACGGCTACGCTGGCATCTTGGGGAGGTGCCTGGTCTCGCAAGCATGGCGGCAGGATTACGACAGTTTCAGCCAAGAAATGCGCCTGCCGTTCGAGGCGACGGAGGTCGAAGCGATCACCTGGCGCAATCGTGAAGGGCAGGTTGCGACCGTGGCGACGGCGAACTACGCGCTCGATGCGGACAGCGCAGGTTCGTATGTCCGGTTCCAGGGGGCTTACGACTTTCCTCGCGATCTTCATGAGGCACGTCCGGTCGCCATCACATTCCTTGCGGGGTTCGGCGTCATCCCGTCCGAAGAAAGTAGCGATCCCAACCCGGTCCCGGGCCCGATACGATCGGCGATACTTCTGATGGTCGGTGATCTTTACCGATATCGCGAAACGGCCAGGCCTGGCGGTACACCTGAAGTCGAGATGAGCCTGTCGGTCGATCGGCTGCTCACGCCTTACCGGCGCTGGTCGTTCTGAGATGGATTGCGCGGAATGGGTGATTGACTGATGGACGCGGGCCGCATGGATCGCCGCATCACTATCGTGCGCGAGACGGAGACCGGGCGCGACGCCTTCAATGAGCCGATCTACAGCACGACCGAAACGACGGTATGGGCGTCGAAGGAAGACATCCGCGACGGCGAGCGATGGACGGCACAAGAGGTCGGCGCCGAGGTGACGACGCGCTTTCGCATCCGCTGGGCTGCGACGTTCGCGGATCTCGATCCACAGGCGAGCGTCACCTTTGACGGTCGGGCCTACAACGTCGTTGCGGTCAAGGAAATCGGGCGACGCGAGGGCCTGGAGATCACCGCCAACGCAAGGGCGGACTGATGGCCGAGACGGTTAAGATCGAAGGGCTTCGGGAACTCGAGGCGGCGCTGAAGGAACTGCCGCGCTCGACCGGCAAGGCGGCGTTGCGGCGCGTGTTGAAGAGATGCGCGCGGCCGATCGCAGACGCGGCGGCGGCGCGTGCGCCGGTGGACGAGGGCGCACTTCGCGACAGCATCGGCGTCGGCACAAAGCTCACCCGTCGGCAGCGCGGCGTTCACCGCAAGATGTTCAAGAGCGACAAGGCATCGGTCGAGATGTTCGTCGGCGCCGGCGGGCTGGCTCAGGCGATCACGCAGGAGTTCGGTACGTTCAAAGAACCGCCGCAGCCATTCATGCGCCCGAGCTGGGATGCCGGCAAGCACGCCCTTCTCGAGGGCATCAAGGACGATCTCTGGGCCGAGATCCAGAAGGCCGCACAGCGCCACGCCCGCAAGATGGCACGGCTCTCCAGAAAAGGCTGATCCATGGAAGAGGCTCTGTCCGGCTACCTCCTGGTCGACGCCGGGCTGACGGCGCTCGTCGGCAATCGCGTCAACTGGAACGCCCGGCCGCAGGCGCAGGGGTCACCGTCCGTCGTCCTTACCCGCGTCGGTGGCACGCGCGACTACACCATGGCGGGTGCCTCCGGTCTGGTCGAAAGCCGGGTGCAGATCGATTGCTGGGGTAAGACTTTCGGTTCTTCGATCGGTGTGTCCCGCGCCGTCACGTCCGCACTGAGCGGCCTACGAACCACCATCGGCGGCATGCGACTTCACGGGTCGTTCCTCGAGAGCGAGCGGCAGTCCTTCGAACAGGGATCCGGCGGCGAGGACTTCCACCGCGTCAGCCTCGACTTCATCATCTGGCACAAGGAACACTGACATGGCCGCTACCGAAGCCATCATCGGCTATGGTTCGCTCTTCGCGATCTCCACCGATGACGGGACGACGTTCACCGATCTCGCCGAGGTCTATGACATCACCCCGCCGAGTGACAGCGTCGACGTCATCGATGCCACTCACATGACGAGCCCGAACGCGACGCGGGAGTTCATCATCGGCCTGAATGATCCGGGAGAGTGTTCGTTCGAGATGAACTTCATTCCGGGTTCGACGGCGGACGCGGCGATCCAGTCGGTGCGCACGGCGCGTGAGCGGGTGAGCTGCCGGATCACCTTTCCGAACGATGTCACCTGGACGTTCGCCGGCATTCTCACGGGCTACGAACCGGCGGCACCGACCGACGACAAGATGACGGCCACCGTCACCTTCAAGGTGACCGGCAGCTACGTGACGGGGACCGCGGCATAATGGCGAACTCCATCAAGGGCGAAGTCGCCTTCAAGGCCGACGGCACCGACTACACGCTGGTATTCGACTTCAACGCGATCGTCGCGATCGAGGAAGATCTCGACGTGAAGATGGACGATATCGGCGAGGTCATGGGCGCGAAGGCATCGGCCTTCCGCAAGGTGTTCCAGATCGGGCTGAGGCGTCACCACGACGTCAGCGTGGAAGAGGCCGGCGACATCATCACGGCAGTCGGCGCAGGCGATGCGGGCCAGCTGGTTGCCAAGGCGTTCAAGGCCGCGTTTCCCGATACGGAGGTTGGCAATTCCACCGCCCGCCCTTCGAAGAGCCGGAAGGGTCGAACTGGCTGACCCTCTACGGCACATGGGCTGGCGAGTTTGGACTGCCGCCGGATCAGTTCTGGCGCCAGACACCGCGCATGTTCGCCGCCATCGTCGATGGGAGGACGCGGCGCGGCAGGCAGGAACAGGAAGGCAGGGCGTGGCTCGCCTGGACGACGGCGGCTCTCTACCGCTCCAAGAAGTTCCCCAAGCTCAAAGACGTGATGCCGAAGGCCCGCAAGACAACAAACGGCCCACAGCCCTGGCAGCAACAGCTTGCCATCGCCCGGGCATGGACACAGGCGCTTTCCCGATGAGGACGACACATGGCCGGTAATGCCGTCATCGGTGCCCTCCGGGTCAATCTCGGGATCGACACCGCCGCGTTCGACAAGGGGCTCAAGGGCGCGCAGGGAACCCTGTCCCGGGTCGGACAGATGATGAAGGCCGCCTTCGTGGCCGCGGCCGCCGCGGCAGTCTCTGCGCTCGCCGGCATCGGTGTGGCCATTCGTGGCGTCATCAATGACGCCGACGAGTTGAGCAAGACGGCCTCGAAGATCGGCATTCCCATCGAGGAGCTGTCACGCCTCAAATATGCGGCGGATCTGTCCGGCGTGGCGATGG